TACATTTATTTGATATGTTTACCATTACCCAAGCAAATCCTTTGATTGTTTTAATAATTTCACTTTCAATTACACCAACAACATTATTTTTGTAAATATCTAATGGTGTGTGGTTCTCTTCAGAGAATAAAAAGTCTTTACTGAATATACTATTATCTATCTCTGCTTTTAACTCTGCCTCAGTATTGACAAATTCTAAATCTTTCTTTCTCATTCTTGCTCTATAATATGGTGGATTACCCCCATTTTCTTTTGTTGTAACTGCTGACCAATCATCACCTGGTGTGTCTTCACCCTCTTTTGTAAATTTAAATGACTTTAACATTACCTCTGTTAGAAATGACCTTAAATGTCTAACCATTAACATATTTTTATAGTCTTTTGAAACCCAACCATTCAACATAGTTTTCTTTATTGAAACATCAAAATCATCCCTATAAACATCTAATGGTGTATGATTCAATATGTCTGTTGATTGCATTAAGTTTAACAATCCGTTGTTTCCGAAGTATGTATGATTTTCATATAAAAATTTCAATTGTAATAAGAAGTCCATATAGTTTTCTTTTGGAAATCCTGGTATCCAACCACCTACAAAGAATACTTTACTTTCATAAGCTGATTTTAAGAAGAAACTAACATCATCAGAAGTTTGTCCCTTTTCCATTAGTGCTAAGATTTTATCAGAACCATTTTCTATACCGACATTCATATAATTTAATCCAACACCAACTGCTCGTGTTAATAGTTCTCCATCAAGTTTCTTGTGTGTTCTGAAATGTCCACCCCAATACATTTTAGGTATGTTTCCATTTTCTACTTCGGTCTCCATTCTACCAACTAACTTCTTAAACAATGGCATTGACCCGTTGATTAGTGAATCAGTAAACCAAAAGTTATTAATGCCAGTTTCGTCTACCATTTTTTTCATATCAGCAACTATCTTTTTATTGTTTTTATATCTGTATAGTCGTGTTTCACTACAAAATGTACACTTAAAAGTACAACCCCTTGAAGCTTGCATAGGTAATTGTAAACCCATACCATAGGCCTTTACCATTTCTGTGTAATCGTCGATGATATCAGGACTCCAACTTGGTGTTTCTAATTCATCTAAATTTTGTGGAATTGGTGTTCCATTGTATACGGGTGTTCTACCACTACGACCCTTTTTCAATACCGTAGGAAAACTTGGTTTCATTTTGTCCCAACGATAAATACCCTTTACATTTTCATAGTGTCCGTCTTCTAAATAACGATTTACTAAATCAGCAATAATCATTTCACCATCAGTTGAACCACACGCTATATCAACAAATTCTCTATAATTATCTTTCTCTACTAATCCAGCTGCGTCTGCGAACCAAGAGTATGGACCACCATACCAAATTTGAATTTTTGGGTTCTTTTGTTTTAAGTATCTGGCAATATAGTCTGTTGTTAGTATGTTTGAAATGTAGGTAGTAAACGCCACGACATCATACTCTGCTAATTTATCTATATGCTCGTGCCATAAATCTTTGAAATGTGGTAGAATTGAATTTTTGAAGTTTGATTCTGAATTCCAAGGTGTATCATTACCCCAATCTAAAAATTCTTTTATATCATTTTGTTTTGTGTGTAATGAAGATAAGATATTTAAGTCAACTTGCTCAACTTCAACATCTTTATGTTTAATGTGTGATTTTAAACTTCCAATTGCAAATGAAGGTGTTTCAACTGACCATTGTGGACATATACATAGTGCTAATTTCATACAAAGCAATCCCCCAACATCCAAGTTATTAGTGAGTATCTCTTTCCCATTGTAACTGGTGTAACTCTATGTGATAAAAATGATGGAAAGATAGTTATACTACCTCTTGTTTTATTTGCTTTATGATTATTTTTACCTGTTTCATCTGTGATACCGAACTCTAAATCTCCACCCTCATAGTTTGTTTCATCTGACAACTGAACGATGGCGGTTAGTTTTCTTGTAGAAGTTTCCTTTGCTCCACAATCAGTATGCCATTTGTATTTACCACCAACACCATACTTTAATATCTTTACTGATTCTAATTCTTGTATATTGTATTTAAATATAGAGTGATTTGCTAATTCAAATAACATTTTTAACTTATTGTTTAGTTTTTCGTCATTGATTTTGACTTCTTGATTGTCACGAACCTCTTTGTTCGTAATGTTATCGTCATATTTACCAGCGAGTTCCGATATTGTTGTTTCTTGTCTTTCAAGATATCGCATTAGTTTTACACATTGACTCTCCGATAAGAAATCTTCTTTATGTACTACAAATTCAAATGTATCGTTTTGTATCATACGAATGTATCTCCTACTCCCCAACACACACAAGAATATCTATTACCTTTTGTTATTGGTGATACGCCGTGTCCTGCAAATGATGGATGTATTATTAACTTTCCTACTTCTGGTTCAACTACTGTACCATCAAATATTGAAAACTCTCCACCCTCATAGTCTGTATTTAAAAATACAATACAAGTTAATTTAACTGAACTAAATTTCTGTACTCCGTGAAAATCAGAATGTTGGTTGTACCAATCTCCTATATCATATCTGTGTGCTTGTAGTCTATTTTTATAAATACCCTTGATTTTATATTTCCAAATTGATTGGTCTGCGATTTGAATTGCCATCCAAAACTTATCAAGATATTTTTGATTGTGGGCTTCACTAATGTTTAACATACAAACACTTTCATCCATAGAATCTGCTTCTCCACCCGTATAATGTCCTTTTTTTCGTGTTGACTCGTTATTGATATAGTCTATCATATAATCGCAATCATCTTGAGAGAAAAAGTTTTTCTTTTCTACTACCCATTTGAAGTTTTGATTTAACTTCAAGCTGTCCATATCTATTGGTTTATACATATTTATCCTATCTGAAGTGGTCTCCGACAAATAATTCTTGAATTACATATCGTTTACCTTTTGTGACTGGTGTTACATTATGACATAGAAATGCCGGAAATAATGTCAATGAACCTTTTTTCTTTTTCATTGAGTACCACTCTTTTGTATCTTTGTCTTGGATACCGAACTGAACATCTCCACCCTCGTATTCACTTGGGTCTGTCAATTGAACAATTCCTACAATTTTTCTATTGGAACAACTACCTGCATTAAAGTCTGTGTGCCATCCATAGAATCCACCATCTTGGTATTCTATTAGTTTTAATTCATCATCACATCCATCAACATCAAAATGAAAAACACTATCATTAACTATGTTTACCATTTGAAACATCTTGTCTTGTAACCATTTCCAATCTTTGTTGGTCTTATCTGGTCTGAATTCGTTGTCGGGTTGGTCAAACAAATACCACTCATTAGTTTTTCTAATTTCTGGCAATATTGCTGTTCCCTTTTCATCTCCGACACAACCAATTACATCTTGTTCAGATTCCATTATGTCTTTCTTTAATTCATCACACCTTTCTTCTGAAAGAAAGTTTGGTATTTGAATTGAAAATTTAAAATCGTCGTTATATGTCTGACTCATCTGATACTAAAACCTTATTCGCAAAGTAATTCTTGCCGTTATTTGTGTTATCTATATTATATGTTGTTTCTATTGTTTTGAGTGGTTTATATCCCATCAACTCTATTTTGTTTAAATCATCAGTTAAAACTTTGTCACCCAATTCTAATGGTCTGTAATCTGAGTCTGTGTATGAATCACCAGCGATATAAAATGGATGGTCATCTGTTGCTTTGATTATTGTATTGTTATCAAATCTATACTGAACTATATTATAGTGGTCAATTTTTGTTACATCACCCACAACTGAATTTTGTAATCTGCCAGTTTCTTCGTTGTATGTTTTAATTTTCATACCTGATGTTATATTCTCAATCTTCTCGTAAGTTCCGTCAAACAATGTAATCATTGTATCACCTGTGAAACATTTTCTTGGTGGAATATTGTGAACTAATATCTCAGATGTGAAATAAGTATCTATATCCTCTACATCTAATGAATAGTATGGATTGTCCTCTCC